GTATGAGAGAAAATAATTGCATAAATCCTTTGATACAGGAGAGCCTATCAGAATACCTCTGTCCGGTGCCAACGCTTCCGGTGACGGCCATTCCTCATATAACTCAATAAATACAGTAAACAGATATAGTAGCTCGTCCGATTTGTGCAGATCTCTTTTCAGCAGCTCCAATAGTTTTCCATGCCGGATTGACGGATAGCATTTCTTCACGTCCGCCTTTGCACTATATCTTGTACCCTCAACATCATTAGAGAGCCAACGCAGGACTGCTTTCTTGCCATAGTTCTGACCTCTTCCTTTGATGGAAGCACACTGATAAGTTCCAAGCTTCGCTTTAAACAGTGGCTCCGCTGCCTTTGCGGCGACCTGCTCATATAGGCGAAACAATATCGTTTCCAGCCCAAGCATACGTTCTTTTCCGCTTCCCGGGTCATTGATCTTTGTATAGCGGATCAACAGCTGTCCGTAAGTGTTCGCCAATAAATGTTCCCTAACGGTTCTGGTGCGGATATGATACGCCATTTCCAACGCCAGCTTGTAATGTGCCACCCTCCAGAAATCATTCTCAGGAAGATTGCCAACGCTCAGTGCCGCAAACTCTTTACGGTCTACCGGCTCTAGGTTCGTCAGTTGCGGTTTTAGATACTGTTTTACATGCTCCCGGCTTTTCCCGGTATAGCAGGCAAAGAACTTCACAGAGCTATTCTTTCTGTATTTATCGTGCATATAATCTGTGATTACGTCGTAAATTCTATCTGCGTCCGAAACCACAAGTCTCTTGCAATATGTTTTCATGTTTCTCTTTCTTTCTGCTTCAAGGACGTTCGGGTTTACTACTAGCCCCCATCTGTGTCCACTTCCGCCACAGAGCCAGAGACATGTTGCCATGCCTCCGGTGCTGGTTCGTCAATTTCGGGCATTCCGCCCCAGCCCTTTCGGGGTTCCCTTTAAGAGAACGAAATACAGCACATCTAAGTTATGCAGAAATTCGAGCGGCATAGTTCCAGTTCGAGTTGGAAAGCCCATTGTTCAGGTTCGCATTCCGACGGCCGTCATTCGCACCATTGTTCAGGTTGCCCGAGCCAAGAACGGAAGCCACTGTGCTGTAAGTCCTGTTGAAATATCGTTGATAGTTACATTTTCTTATGCTGCCTTAAAAGGGGAGATCCCCTCTTGCTGTCGCAATTCACCCCCCCCCGGCGTTATGCTGCCGCTTTGCGCCCGCAACGCCCACAGGCAGAAAGACGAGCGGCATAGCCCCAGTACGAGTAGGAAAGCCCATCGCCCAGGTGCGCACCCCGACGGCCGCCACCCGCACCAAAGCCCAGGTTGCCCGAGCCAAGAACCTCTCGCTGGCCGTCGCCAGCGTTTTCGAGGTTCTCTGTGTAAAGCCCATCAGCATAACCAGTGCTGGAAGTTGCTGCAACTTCAATCGGGTAGCGAACCTCTGGATCATCTACGACATATCCCAGTTTGCTGATATATTTCCAGCTTCCCTTGTTGTCCGGGATTACATAGCCAAGAGCGATCCAATCGTCCGTTGTCGCTCCTGCTGTTGTCATCTTGGTACAGTCATAGCAGATGTATGGACGCATAACATGGTTTTCAATCTTCATGACTGTATTTCCCTTTGGTTCCCAAAAGCCAAACAGAATATACGGCTCTTTTCCGCTGGTGTTGCTTGTCGGCGATCCGCATGAACCAAGCACATCATCACAACCGCCAGTATTCCAAGGCATTGTACTGATATAAGTCTCGCAGGTCACACCAGATACAGTTGTCGGGGCTGTTGAAAACTTCTGTCCGCCATTATCCACATATACCGCAGAATTATTGTCGTCATAATCTTCAATCTTTGTGATCCGAACCTTATTCGCTTTCGCATGAAGTCCGCTCTGTCCTCTGTCAAGATTCGGCTTACTGCTACCATCAAGTGCATTTGCATTTCCGATAGAAACGGTTCCGCCTACAACCAGATTATTGGCATTGGATTTAGAGATAATAATTCTCTCCACATCGGTTTCCTGCACCGTTGCAGCATACTGGAACCACCACCAGTTGCAGCCTGCCATCACCGACTGGCTGTGTCTGGTAGCAAAGGCAATTTCCATAAGCCTCGTCATTCTCTCAGAATCCTGTGAGGTTTCAGCACAATACTGTGTACCTTTTGCCCGGAATTTTGTGAGGGAACTCTGGAAGCTGTAGTTTTTCGGAGATACACCACTGATCGAGGACGCAACACCGTCCGCATTGTCACCAGACATATATTTTGCAATCGCCACAAATGGTCGGATTGTTCCGTCCGGTCTGATTGCGCCGCCCTCTGGCAGCCATTCTGCAGAGTGTCTGGTATCAGAAACAACAGTGTCCTCGCCGTTTGCATCAAATTTGCGATACACATACTGGGTCAGATACAGGCACCATGTATCGTACTTTGTCCGGGAGAATTCATTATCAATATCCTTGATGTACTGAACCTGAAAATCTCCGTTTTCATTAACAGATCCATTAACTTCCAGATATGCAAAACAGCCGCGTCCATCGAAATCATTTTTCGCACGAACGGTATTCGTAGACGGAGCTGCTGTCATGCCAACCGCATCATAAAGTCTGGTTCCAGTGCTTGCCGGTGTCACATCGTAATTGTCGAAATGTACGCCGTACTTCTTGCCATCCTTATGCAGATTCAGCAGGAATAACGCCTGCTCATTTTTTGTGCCGGCAAAATTTGTGA